TTCTCAACGTAGGGGTTCATGTAGCCCTGAAGGTTAGCATTCAGGAAGCTCGTCGGCTGATACCCTGCGACATCTGACGTGACACCCGTAGCCCGCTGATAGAGCGGATCGGTCATGCCGACGCCTTCTCGCATATATCTGAACGCCTGCTCCTGCTCAGGAGAGAAGCCGGCGATTGTCTGACCGCCGTAGGCTTCATACGGGCGCTTCGAGATCGTGTCAGCGATCGCAAGGTTTTCCTTCGTGACGCCTTCAAGCCACGCCGGAAGCTCCGTCTTCTGGATCGTCGTCGTAGTCGCTGGTGCTTTGCTTCCGCCGCCCATGTCACTTCCCCTCGTTCGGGTAAAACTCCATCACGACTGTCTTCTTCTTCCAGCCGCGCTCTGCGAATATGCGCTCGAAACCGGGACGGACATAAGCCCGACCAAAATCGACGCCCTGATCTAACGCCCATTGCTTTACTTCTTCGTAAAGCTCTAAGACTGCATCCATGTCGCCGGCAGACATGAAGAACTCAACGTACTTCTTCTGCGGAGCATTTACGATCGTCGTCAGGATGACGGCTCGATCATTCCAGAACGCCTGCATCTCGCCTCGATTGAGGCATCCGATCACATCGTTCAAACTGTGCGTGTCGCTACCTATACGGAGCGCCTTACGCATTTTAGTAAGGAGGCGATCCCTGCTGTCCAAGCGCCACCGCCGAAGTTGTTAGGTTGCCTGCGTTATCTACTTCAACCTTATAGACGCTTCCGTCAGGAGATTGAAGTAGGACTGAAGCGACCGCCACGTCCTTCAGCACAGCCGACGCGATCATGCGGTTCAGGCCATTCAGCGTTCGTGCGAAATAGGATGGCTCGTATCGCTCAGGAGGCGTCGGAAGCGTCAGGTTTGGCGCGGGATAAGATGCCGTCATCTGCGGCTCCCCTGCGGGACGAGGTCAAGCCGCATCTCACCGATCGACCACTCGGCATCCTGTGTCGCCTCGATCTTGACCCTGAAGTCTCGGCCCGTAGCGCGTGTGTCAGTGTAGCCGTCAGAACGCGGGTTAAACGGCCCGCTCGTCGTCTCTGAGCCTTCCGGCGTGAAAGAGGTATAGAACGTCAGCGCCGTTGATGAGTAGCCGTAGCCGCTGTCTGTGAGCGCCTGACGAACGAATGTAAGGTTGTTGCCTTGCTGAAGATTGAGAGACCCAGTTTCTGCCCACCTCTCCCCTACAAGTGAAAGGCCAGCAGCCTCCCAGCCGTTCTCCTGATAGTAGATGTTGTCTTCGTCGTCTGCCGTGATTGGATACGGAAACACACCAGCGCCGACAGCTGCCGTCCGGCACATCTCACCGATCGACCACCACCCCTCAGAGTAGTTGAAGATCACATAACGGTTCGGACACGTTTCCCCAACTTCCGGATACCAGAACCATACCTCAGAGAAGAGGCCATTGTCAGAGCCATGCGTATAGAGCTTGCCTGCATTTGTATCGATGTTCTCATAAACATACGCACCAACTTCACACGGCAGAGGCTTCACATAGCCGCCATCATAAATCCAGAAGCCGTCTTGGCCCATCCAGATGCAGCGGCCAGCGAACGTCGCAAACGATCGCGGCGCGATAAGGCCGCAGCCATACCCAATCCGCTCGATGCTATACACATACGGCAGGCCGATAAACCGCATCAGCCAGACTTCTTCTTCTGTCCAGATCAGAGTTCCCTCACGGACAGGAGCAGCCATATTGATCCGGCTCGTCGTCTCAAGATCGAGATAGCCAGCCGTGTTCGTCGGGTCAGCATAGTCCCAGTTCGTGTAGTTCTCGCGGTCAGACCATGCCACACGACGCGCATTCCCACCCGCTCCGAACAGCACTGCGTGCCGTTCAGCAGTCACAACAACGCCGCGATTGTTTAATGGTATGCCTTCAACCGTACTCGTTCCGCCTGTGCCTGTCGTGTCTGTCCCACTATTAGAAAACGTGAATGTCGTATCAGTAGGAACGGTTGCGATCGTCCAGACATTGTTAAACGCTGAAACTGTATTGCCTGCTATTGTTACTGTGTCGCCGGGACTTAATCCGTGATGGAAGTCAGTAGTCACAGTCACTACGTTAGAAACGCGAGCAGCCGTAATGATTTGAGAGAAGCCAACAGTATGAGCATTAAGCTCGCCTTCGCTCCAATGCAGCAGTCGTCCGTCGCTCGATGCGACAGCCAACAGGTCTTCGCCCCAATTATCAAAAGTCCATGTGAATGTAGGAACGTAGAACTGCGAAACAGGGCGACGATCGGCTACAGGAAGAATTGAATATCCGCCAGACGAAGACGCGTTGGCGGCTGTCTGCGCGTATGTGAATGTCGTCGTCGTCGGCACAGACGCGATCGTGAATGTGCCATTGAATGACGATGTAGTCACATCTGCAATCAGAACAGACATGCCGACAGGATAGCCATGCGGTGTTGATGTAGTGATCGTCACTACATTTGAAGAGCGCACAGCTGACGTGATTAAATGCTGCGCCACGTCTAATCCGTACAACAACTCACCGTAGTCGCTGGCACCGTATGCGCCATAGATGCCATTCCCAGCGCCGAGGAAGTCTGCCGGCGTAACATCAAGATAGCTTGAGCCATCAAGAATGTAGAGGTTGTTCTCGCATCCGACAGCACAGTATGGAGCGTTTAGATTGTCAGTCCATGAAAACATGGCTCGCGCGGTTGAAGCCATTGACTGACTTGAAATACGGCTCCACCCGCCAACAGGCTGCAACTTCCCTGACTGCCAGCGGATAAGGTTCGCGTCCCAATAACGGCCTTTAGCCTGCAATGGCGTTGCAGGCTTGACGACACCGGGGGGAAGGCTGACAGGGGCAAAAGGCATCACGCAACCTCAGTTCTCGACAGCACAGCTGCGTAATGTTCTACATCGTTCACGCGACGGGTCCAACCCCGACCGAACGCATCGAACGTGCTAAGGCCCTGTAGATAGGACATGCGTGCATCCGTATATGCTTGAATGAACGCCTCTTCCCCGTGCTGGTCGCAATACGCCTTTATCTTCGCCAGCGTTTGCGGCCCCATAGCACCGTCTTGCGTTGCGCCCGCAATCTTCTGAGCGAAGCGAACGGCTCGAGCGGGGCCAGAGTTCACCCCGAAGTCGTAGATGGCGAAGTCCACACCAGACGGAAGATCGTCGCCACGCACGCGGTTCCAGTACCGTTCTCGGTACATAGGCTTGACCTTGTCAGGCGTCAGCGCACGCATGTCGGCCTCACTGGCCTGACGGCCCGTGTAGTCCTCCCACACGCGCTTCGTTACGCCGAGGTTCGTCATGCCACCGGGATCGCGGGGATGGTTCACGAAGCCACCTTCGTGCTTCAGCGTCTCCGTGAAAGCTCGATCGAAGTTCTCTTTCACTTCGTCAGGCCCTTGCTCTTTTCCCAAGACCGAAGGCCGGCCATACCAAGGAGCGCCAGCGTCAGGCTCATCAGCGCCTCGACGTTGAAGCTAGGAAGCGGAACTGGACGGCCTACCAGCGTCGATCCCCATGTGATGAGAGGACCGACGACATAGATGAAGCCGAAGGCCACGGCGCACGTCCATCCGAGCGCGGGACGCCATCCGGCAACGAAGATCGACGAGTGCTTCGCCTCTTCAATGTTGATGTCGGTCTGGCCCTTGTCCCATGCCTGAAGATCAGCCCTCAGCGCCTGCTCGGCCTTTATCTTCTCCTGCGGATCAGGAATGAACTTGTCGATGACCTTCAGGCCGGCAGCGACTGCGTCTCCGATACCGAACGTCATTTGTCCACCTTCCCATCGAGCTTGTCGAAAATCTTTCCAAGCATGTCTTCGACACGCCGCATGGCATCGACGAAGTCGTCCTTGCGAACGTAATACACCGGGAGATCGCGCTCGAGCGTGCGGATGTCGTCACGCAGCGCGGCGACTGCATCCCACAGTTGACGAGCGAACCAGCCGAGAGCGGCAAGGACTGCACCTATGGCGAAGTTAAGGACGTGCTGCAAGTCCATCGCCGCAACTCCGTGTTACTTATGCGGGTCGTAGCCGAAAGGCGGATGCGGCAGGGTTGGATGGTTCCACGCCTTGATGTAGTCGCCTAAGCCATCGCTGTCGTTTTGCAGGATGATCGTTCCGCCGAACGGAGAGAAGTCAGCGTTAGTCAACTCAGGATAGTATTCGCAGATTTGATCGTAGAGCGACATTATGCAGCCCTCGCTAAAAAGCCGTTTACATAAGTATATGCTTGGTTGCCCGCGATAGTATTTGCGTTGCCAATATAAGCATAAATCTCGATGTAATCAGTTGTGCCATTACAATAAATTAGCGAACTGGCAACAGCACTATAGTTTTCAGCCGAAGAAAGACCTGCATACATTCCCCACTTAAATGCTGAACCATTTTTATAGATAATAATTGCTGTTTGCCCTGCAGCGCCGATTGCACTTGCTGCTTGCCACGCTGCGTTGATTTGATAATACCCGGCGACATTGGGTGTAAAACGATAGTTTGTGGTGTTATCAAAGCAGTTTGCTGTGTCGTATTCTTCAGTATCAAATTGTATCTTTGTATATGTTGTCGCCGCGATGCTTTGGTTTGTAGACCGATAGACGCCAAACGCCGGACCATTCCCCGCCACGCCGGAAGCCAGTTTAGTCTGCGTCACTGCACCAGCAGCAATATCGGCAGCGACGATCGCGCCGTCCTGAACCGTGTCGATACCTGTCGTGCCGTCAATTACAACCGTCATTGTCCTGCTCCTTCAGCCGGCGCGATAACGAGTTCACCAGCGTCCACCAGACGCATGATGTTCTGATAATCCGTGTTGGCGGGGTCAATCGGCACAAGCGAAGTAATACCGTCGATGTCCACGCGGATGCAGACTGGATTACCGTTCGGGTCATTCACATATTGAGCGTTGCTATACATTGTCAAAGCTCCGCAGAAGCTGTTGCGTCAGCGAAAGAGGCATAAGCACTTCCCGCTGTCCACAATGATGCAAATTCTGAAGTTAGTGAACCAGACGATCCTGATGTCCCCGTTAGAGTTGGAGACGTCCGCATACTTACCTTAAAATGCCACTGGACATAATTATATGTTGCACCGTAGCTGCTGTATTGGTTGCCAGATGCTTTCTGATAATACCGCTGACATAGCGCCAATTCTTGCGGATAAAGCCGCCGCTCAAATGGCGTTGCCACAGAGCCGACTTCTAGCTGGACGCCTGTGAGGTAGAAGGTTGCGCCGTTAGTGCCGACAACGGAAGTTGCGCCTGTAGGAGCAGTATATGCGGCTGCGGCCCATGCGCCAGCGGTTCCACTATATGTAGAACCAGCGCCAAGATTGAAATAAATGCGCAGACCAACGCCATTGTCTTTCAGCCATGTTCCAGATGTATCGCCTGAAATCGTGACTGATTTTTGCTCCCATGTGTTTGCAGCAGAAATGCTGTAACTAAATGGATAGCTTCTATTGATTGCGCTGTTTGTAAGTGATCCGCCAAATGTTCCTGTTAAAGAACTACGAACCCAAAATGACAGAGTTACGGTTGACGCTCCTGCTGCGCCAAATCCAAAATCAGCGACATTAAACCCTTCAATGTTTTGCAGAAGTGCAAAAAAGTCACCAGAGGCAACGGAATATGAAGATAGAGAAGTCACGCCTAGATAATTTGTGTATCCAGATGGAGGCGTTACTGATCCAGCGTTTTGCCCCACGCTAAACTTTGATGCTTGCGTAAGATTAGTTGTCCAACGATCAACAGTATATGTTGAGCTTGTAGGCGTGACACTCGCACCCGCATTGCGCTGGTCGATCGCCATCGCCCCATTGATGATGCGGTTACGCATACCAAGGCTCGACGCCGTGCCAACGGACGTTCCATCGTTGAACGTCAGGCCGCTCGTACCGTTGATTGAGACTGCCATCGGTTAGCCCTCGTACATCACGTTGATAGTGCCAGCGTCGAATGTATCTGTCCCGTTCACGGTCGTAATACGAATGCGGTCGAGTGCATTTGTCAGCGACTTTGAACCTGAAGTAGTAAAGGTCAGTGGAAGCGCCGTCGATAAAACACCACTTGCAACCCAAGTATTTGCGGAAATTAAGGTAAGAACTAGCAACCCATTGACGGCATAAGCAGCAGACGTGGAGCGGATACCAAATCCAGCGGTATAAGCAGTGATAGAAACACCAGTCGCATCCATGCCTGTGCCAACGGAGGAATACCCTGTCGTTGTGACTGCACCATCACCAATTTGAACAAGGTAATTTGATGTTCCATTCGTGCTGACGCCACTAAGAATTAGTGTCAATCGCTTTGCCCAGCTTGGGATGCCGGTGAAGTCAACCGAAGACCCGCTTGCTGTTTGAGCGGTCATCAGCGTCAGCTTCTGCGACAGCATCGTCGGTGAAACAGTGCCGCTGTCAGCAGTAGAGATCAGGTTGCCAGTGTTATCCGGCAGCGTGAGTGTGCGGTTGGACGCAGTGCTTGGTTCTTGCAGCGTGATAGAGCCGCCGCCAGCAGAATTTAGAACGATAGACATCAGACGACCACCCATCTAGAGCCAGTAGGAACAGTCACCACGACACCTGAGTTCACAGTGATCGGGCCTGCGGACATAGCATTCGTGTTCGACGAGATCGTGTAGCTCGTCGTAACCGTGTTGCCGTTCTCGTAGAAGATACTGTCACCGCCAGCGCCAGACGCACCGCCGAGCGAACCCCACGCCGTGCCGTTGTAGCCCTCGAAACGGTTCACACTAGAGTTGAAGCGGAACATACCAGAGGAGGGACTACCAGACCGCTGCGCGGTTGTGCCTGTTGGAACCTTAATCTGACCAGTTCCAGACATCGTGAAATCAACAGACGATGTGAACGTACCAGATACTGAAAGCGTACCACCAACAGATAGCGTCTTGCTGGCACCAACATTGAGGCCAACAGACGTTCCAGTTCCGTCAGGCTTAAAAAGCGCGTCAACGGACGTTAGATCAGAATTGATCTTCGTTCCCCAAGTGTCACGCGATGCGCCAACCTCGGGGAGCGTCAAGTTCAGATACGGGGTATAACTGTCTGCCATGTTGGCCCCTTAGTTCAAGCGCTGCCAGTTGTCGGAACCGGACGGGAGAACCGTCCATGATTTAGCAATAATCGGCAGAGGCGTCCACTGTTGCGAGTTGATCGTCTCTTCATTCCAGATGTCACCGCCGTCAATCGGGATCGGCGTCCACTGTTCAGACGGAACGATCTCAGGCTCCCAAAGCTCTCGAGCATTGGCAGTGACAGTTGCCGTGATAGCGATCGACAAGTTGCCGAGGCAGACACGGATAACTGCCGCCGATCCAGTGCTTTCGATGACGACATGCTCTTCAGCCAAGAAGTCGCAAGTGCCGTCTGCCGCTGCCGCGCTGGTGACGCTGATAGCCTCTTCAGCCGGCCTGACGCGGACACCATCAGCAGACATGCTGCTGACGATCGTGACAGCCGCAGACGCAAGCGTTGCGATGTAGGCATTCGCTGTCGCGTTGCTCTGGACCGAAGCCGCCGCATCAGGCTGCAAGATGCGGGTTCCAGAGGCAGACATCGCAGACGATGCGACAATCGCCTCATCCGCAGATGCAATCCTCTGACCCGCAGCTGTTGCCGCTGAGACGATCTCAATATGGCATGTCGGCAGCTGTGTGTTCGCTGCCGCTGCGCCAGATGATGTCGTGACAGCGGCTTCAAACGTCACCAGCCTGACACGAGTGCCATCCGCTGAAGCGTTAGATTGAGCAGCCGAAGCGGCAGAGGCGGCAGCAATAATGCCTGCCGCCGCCGCCATGTTCGATGTAGATACGGCCTGCGCTGACCCTAAGAAAACCTTGGTCGCGCCTGCCGTCATGTCTGACGACGCAGCAATGACTGCGGCTGCTTCGACTACATAGCCAGAGCCATATAGTCCTTCGCCATAGTCTGCTACGCCGTAATCGGACATTTATCAGTCCAGAGTGATTGTCAGCGTGCCTGCGTTGAAACGCAGAACGTCGCCTGACTGGATCGTCTTAGATGCCGTCAGATCAGCGAACGCGATTAGGTTGCCGCTGGTTGAGGCATCAAAGATGCCGGCAGCGACGATCGTTCCCCATGTGCCAGTCGCTGTAGGGAACTCGATCGCCACGCTGTTCTCAGCGGTTGTCGGTGCCGTGCCGGAGACAGTGAACGTCGCAGACTGACGCGCGTAGGCATTGCCTGAAACTTCAGTGCCACCACCGCCTTCACCCGGCGCAACCGTGAACAGGCCAACATACCAAGAAGTCGGGCGAGTTGCGGATGCTGTCGTGAATAGCCAATCAAGAACGAGGTCTTCTGCGTAGTTACTAAGGCCAGCCATCAGTAGACCCTCCGTGTTCTGGCGACGAGCGGCGAACCGCTGTGGGTAGATTTCATGCTCTCTTCGTTTAGAGCCTCAATACGAGAGTTGTAAAGCGAGGCAAAAATAGGCATCCGCTGGTCGTCCATTAGGAACGGCTGCGCGTGCATAAGAGAGCCGTAAAGATAAACGTCTGGCGCTTTAGTCAGCAGCCAGTTCGTTGCAACTTCAGACGACAGCGGAGTGATCTTGCCGTAGTAGATCATCTCGATGTCTATGTCTGCGCCGGGAGCAGGGATCAGTTCGATCGCGCCATTCATCAGTGAATACGCAGCGACGTTCGTGAATATCTGCTGCTTGTTGATGTAGTCTGCCTCGTCGAGCGTCACGAAGCGCAGCGGCTGCGCGCCATCAATGATGTGTAAATTGATAGCCTCGAGCCAATCGGCAGGAAGCTGCACGAACTCGTTGCTGCTCTGCGCTTCAGCCCGAACGATCATCTCGCGCGTGCGGAGGCGAGTATTGAAGTCAGCCTCCGCAAGCTGAATGAAAGTCGGGATTTGCGCCGTCAGATCGGCACGGTTCAGATAATCTGCGATCGTGCTTTGCAGCGTCGTGTAGTTCGTGATCGTCGCCATCAGCTTGCCATCCAGTGCGTGCGATACGGCTGCGCCTCGTCAGACTTCAGCCAGCGGCGCATCGCCATCTTGTCGCCAATGATGTTGCGCTGAAGCAGATCAAGATAAACGTGCATCGGCAGGCTTGCGACCTTGACCATGTCGCCAACCTTATCCGTGCGTGAAACTTCGTTGCGCTCTGCCTTGGCCTGCTCGACGATGTCATCCACTTGGTAGATGTTCTCGATGTGCATCTTGCCGTCAGGCGTGATGTGCATCTTCGTCATTGAGCCAGTGAACTCGTCACCGCCAAGATTGAAAGTGCCGGGAGCGAACTCTTCCGCCATTACATCCTCTCCGTGAAAGAAGGGGCGGGTTTCCCCGCCCCTCTATTCATCAGGCCGTAATCAAGTTGGCAATGATCGCGTGAGCCTTTTCGTTCTTCACGCGGAGGCCATACTCGACGACCAGTTCCTTCTTCACCGCATCGCCCGTGGGAGCGATGTCGATGACGCGGAACGGACGGAGGTACGACACCGAGGCGTACTCGGGATCGAGGACGAATGCGAAGTTTTCAGGCTGAAAGCGATTTGGGACGATCGCCAATTCCCCGAAATCTCCGAGGTATACGTCTGCCGTCGCAATAATTTTCAACGGCTTCACCTGATTGTAGGTGACGCGCTGTTCAGCAAGACCAGCGAACGCCGAAGCGACGGTCTTGTTGTACGGGCCGACCATGAGGATCGACGGATTGCCGCCTTCCGACCAAGCCTGCTGCTGTGCAGTCTTGAGCATGGCTTCAGTGAACGCAACGTCCGTCGCTGTCGAGAGGCTCGTCCAAGCAGCGTTCGGATAACCGTTGCCGCCAGCGCCCGACATCGTCGGAGCCGTAGCAGAGTTCGCCTGAATGTTCGTCTGCAACCAAGCCGGCAAGCCGGCAGTGTTGCGTGCGGTCGAAGTGCCAGAACCGGCGTTAGCAGCTTGGTTGCGAAGGAGAACGAACTCCATATCGCGCTTCAGCTCTTTCGCCTTCTTGGCCTGCTGATAGGCCATGACGGTACGCATACCGGCAGTGTTGACGGCGTCTGAGGTGTTCGACACCGAGACAACCTTCGTGCTGATCTGCGTGTAGTTAGCAACGCGCAGAGTTGCATCGAAGTCGGCGTTACCGGCATCGGCACCTTCGATCGCAGCGTTCGCTGCGGCAGCAGCGAGTTCGTCGGTCTGCCACTCGAAGTAGGTGTTTGACGCAGTGTCGCGGCCCACGTTCGACATGAACGGAGTATCGACCGGCGAGATGTCATAGATGATGTTCGCAAGGTCTTCGCGGATCGCGTTGCTTGCGTCGTAGGTGGTTACTTTAGAAACGGAAGCCATCGGCTTACCTCCTGCTATCTAGAAGTCCGAAGAAAGCGGCTGCGTCTTCAACGCGGCCAGTTTTAGCGAGACGTTGTTTCATTCGCGTCACTTCGGTCGTCTTACGCGGCGACGATGCTGGTGTTCCCGCCTTCATCGGCTTCGGACCTTCCTGCTTCACAGGTTTTGGTCTGTTAGCCATTAGCTCGTCATAGCGACGAGCCTTGTCGAGAACTAGAAGAGCGCGGGGGTCGTATGCTTGCGCGAGTTCTTCGTCCGTATAGCCGACTTTGCGGCCATAGTCCTTCAGCTTGCTACGCGCGTCGTCCCACTTCTTCGCATCTTTCCACTCAGGGTTCTTCTCGACGAGCCACTTCTGGCCCTCTTCGACAATCTTCCTGAGTTGCGCCTGTTCTTCCTGCTGCCGGATGTAGCTGAGACGTTCCTGTTCGGCTCTCGTCGCAGCAAGGCGCTCCTGATAGTCGCGCCACTGATCTCGTATCAGCGGGTAGTTCAGCGGGTCCTCACGATGCAGCTTCTCCCAATCTGGCTCTTGTGGAAGCAGCTGTTCAAGCTGCTGGCGCAAGGCCGGGATCAGTGCTTCGTATTGTTGCCGCTCAACAAGAACTTGTTGGCGAACCGCATCAACTTCCTGCTTCTCCTCGCGGAGAGCATTCATGTTGCGCGAATAATCGGACTGCCGTTGATAACCTTCCCGCGCTTCCTTCAGAGTGATTTGCTGCGTCTTGCCGTCAATCTTGACGGTTACGAGCGTGTCATCTGAAAGCTCGCGTTCCGAGCCATCATCTTCGTCCTCTGCGGCTTCTGTCGCATCTTCTTCGGACGACGCATCGACCTCATCGGTCTCTGCGGCCTCTCCATCCTCAGAAGGCGTCTCATCGACTTCTTCCGCAGACGCCTCGACCTCCTCGGTCTCGGCAGGGGCAGGCTGTCTTTTTGCGGGTGTGGGTTCGGCCTCGGGGCCTCCCATCAATGCCGCAAAGCGATCTGCTGCTTCTGCAATGCCGATTTCGCTAGGCTGCGACTGCTCGGCTGTGTTCATCTGTATTTACTCCTTTATCGGTCGCCCTTCAAGCGACGGTTAAATGCGGTCACGTCAGGCTCACTCGCCAACGCCGCAAGCTCGTCCCGAAACGTGCGAATAGCGCGGACAAGGTGATATGCCGTATCTCGCGCCTCCCACTTATCGGGGTCAGAGTTCGACCACTCGTCGATCAGACGCTTCTCAATGCGGCTGATGACTTCCATCGCGGCCTTGCTTTGCGCGAGAACCTTAGCCTCGCGCCAGAGTTCTTCCTGATCGAATGTAGACATCACATCCCCATCATCGGAGGCATCGGCATCATCGGTTCTGGCTGCGGAGCCGGCGCAACCTGTTGCGCCTGCGCCGCACTGAACATGGCGCGGATTTCTTCGCGTTGACGATCAACCTCGCCCTTAATCATCGCCATATCGACCTGTGCGCCATATTTCAGCTGCATCTCGATCGCCTTCAGCATGGCATCGACGATCAGCTTATCGCGCTCGAGATCGGCCTGCGCGATCGCCTTCTGGCGATCAAGTTCCTGCTTGGCGGCTTGGATCAGGATGTCGGCCTTGATCTTCTCGGCCTCGACGTTCGCCAACATTGCCGCAGGGTCTTCAGGCTTGTTCTCGGCCTGCTGCTGCATGAAGGCTTCAACCTCTTGCGGGTTGATCTCCTTCCAGAACTTTGCAGGGTCTTGGAAGCCGGCCAGCTGCGTCACTTCGGCCAGAGCATCACGCAGCTGCGCCAGATCGACGAGCGGGTTGTAAGGCCCGTATAGCTGGATCACTTCCTTCTGCTGCGCGATGATTTGCATCAGGAAGGCCATGCGTTGCTCGTCAGAACCACGGCCCAACGCGATGTTGACCGTCATGTCCATGCTGGCGTCCCAACCGCGCGGGTCGATCGGCACGAACTCGTTTCGCAGGCGCAT